ATTGGATCCTCGTCCTTATTGCCAACCATTTCATTGACCACGCGCTCACTGTAGCGCTTGGGGCTCAGTCGAGACGCGACCCACTTGGCATTGTCTGTCTGTAGTTTGGCCAGCTGGACGGCGACCTTTGGGTCTTCGTGCAGTAATTCAACGCGGGCTGGATCGGACAGGTCCATGATCGTGTCACCCCAGTATGCACCTCTGGCCTCACAGGCGCGCGCGTATTGCTCCTGCAACGCCTCGTCATCACGCAACCAAACAAAGAAGTTGGACATCGCTGGCATCCCCTTCTCCTTCAGGATGCTGCGCACGCTGCGACCCAGCGCCATCTGGTCACAAACGTAGCGCATGACAGCTTCGCGATCGTGTTTAGGCTTGGCCATTGTAGTATCCATACGTGACAACAAGAAACAGCGGGACGTAAATCATCGCTAGGATGACACAGGCCTGCAACCATTGTCTGTTTCGATCAGGCTCATGTCTCATCTTTTGGGCCGTACCCAGTAGCTTGATATCGTGGGTCATCGTTGGCAGCACAATACATCCGATACTGTATCGTTGCGTCTTGCAATTTGTTTGCGATTTCAAGGTAGACCTCGCTCATTACTGAAGCCTCGTCGCGGTCTGGGCATTCGTCAAATTGTACAACCATATTCATCGCCAGCTCGTGCAACATCGCCCATTCGAGTAGATCGAGAGTGATACTGCGACAGCGGGCGGTTTTATGTGTCATCTGGTCCGTTTCGCGCAGCGCTGAAAAGCTTTGATCTGATGTCTTCACGTACGGCCGCCATCGCTTTGCGCTTACTCTCAAACATCTGCTCAAGTTTTTCGTTTTGGTCGTCCGATCGTCGGGCTGCTCGTGCAGCAGCAAACACGAAAAGGATGGCCAGCGATATGACTGTGAATGCGACAAAACCTGCGATCATGCTTCACCTCTCTAACGAGCTTATGACGGCTGCCGGAATGTAGACCGGTCGGCCAAATTGATTATGGCACCATAGCGCAAATTCGTCAGTCAGACAAAACTGGGAGGGCTTGCGCTTGGAGAACGGCGCTGGGATGCCTGCCTTGATGATGCGCTTCTCTAACCTGTGCGCGAGGCGCTTGATGCTTTCTTCGGGGAATTCTGCCCTCATCTCGTTCAGGATGCGCACAACGCCTTCCTCGTATCGAGCGACGACGCTGGGTTCGTCGAGCCATCGTGGATATGCATTGATAACCACAGCGAGCAGGATCAACTCATTCGTCGTGGCGTCGAGATACTCCCGCAGGATCATGGCCGTGTCTGTGCCCGAAATCAGTCTGAAATGAGCTTCCAGCTCTTCACTATCAAAACGTTGCACCGGCGTGTTGACGGTCGCTTTCTGGTATGCGCGCCAAACGGCCGTCTTGGTGCGCTCCAGCACGTTAGCGATGCGGTTGAATGAGTAGTTCAGCTCGTCACGCATCAAAACGATGGCCTCGATCCGCGCTTTGTCCAGAACCTGACGCTCTGCGCTGTTGATCGACAGCATGTGGATGTCGGCCAGAACCTGAGACGGATGCACTCCGTGCCGGTCCGCGACCTGACACAGTATGGCTCGTCCAGTCCGTGGCATCAGTCTGCCTGCTGCGCGCGCTTCTCAGCCTGAAAGGATGCGACCTCTGTCTGATTGAGACGCACTCGGCCGTCAGCAATCTGGTTGTCGCTGATCAGGCTGTCCCAATAATATCGACCGAGCCGGCTTTTGTCGAAATCAAACGCCTTGCGGATCGCGTCAGCGCTCATGACCACTTGCGATGGTATCGCTGGCGTCACGACATTGTTGACCGCCTCGCCTTTGCCGTCGTCGACCAGCGCTGCTGCAACAAGCGCTGCTTTAGCCTTGTCCAGTTCGATCTCTAGCCACAGTTTGCGACGATCCTGCTCGACAATCTGCTCCAAAAACGTGTCCAGATTGTTCTGTGCTGCACGCAGTTGCTGGACTGCTCTACTCAAATGTTCGTTCATTGATCTACTCCTCCGAAAATAGGCAGGTTGCCGCCGGCACCGACGAATGTCATGGACGCAACGCGATGTGAGATGACGCTTCCGGCCACCACGTCGATAAACGACAGGACCAGCAGTGTTGCGCCTACCTGATCTGCGCAGGCACCGCTGAGCACCAGCAGACACATCAACAGCAAAAAGCAAACGCTGATGATTTGGTCTGCCGTGCCAAGCGCGCGAGCCAGTGTTGCCTTGATCATCTCTGCGCCAAGGCAGATGATCCCCACGATCGTCACCAGACCCGACAACGTCAGGCCTATACTGTATGCACTGAACGTTGGGATGGTCAGCCAGACGCTTTCAGGCGCAACCCAAGGCGTCAGGAACAGGTACAACGCGAGCGGTAGAGACAAGGTTGGAACATAGAATAACCGGTTCATGATTGCACCTGTTTCGCAAACCAACTGTCGAGGTCCACGCGTCGCCACAGCCGGCGTTTTCCGATTTTGACGGGTTTAGGAAAAAGAGGGTCTAAACGTTGACGATTGTCGATCGTTCTCACGCTACAGCAAAATAGGTGTGCAACCTCCTGAATAGTCAAAATGTCACGCTCATTTAGCATGGATGACTCCTGTGTTTGTGGTTTCCTGAAAAAAGTTCTCCGCAATGCGATGCTGCATCCGCACCGTGCCAGGCCGTCCCGATCGAGCCTTCGCAACATCCAGTTCGAATTGATACTGCACCTGTTCGAGCACTTTGAGAAGCATCTCGGCCCGTTCTGCGTTTTCTTCTGCAATCGCCTCATCAATCGATCTCTGCAGATAGTAATCCTGACGATAGGCCAGCAGCACCACTGACGCATCCTGTTCGATCGCTCCGCTTTCGCGCAAATCAGCCAGCTGCGGCTTGTGAGACTGGCGCTGTTCGACCGCACGGTTCAGCTGCGATAGCGCCAGCACCGCGATGTCGAACTCTTTAGCGATCTGCAACAGCGCATCTGAGACAGCAGTGACAGTCTCATACTGGCTGTTCGTGCGTCGCCCCGCCGCCATTTTGCCGAGGTGATCAACCACAATGACGCGCGGCTCTTTCCAGCCCCTCTGCCGCGCCAAACGCCTCGCCTTGCGAAACTGACGCCTGATGTGGTCAGGACCGATGCCGCCTTTGTCATCAACGATCACGCGATTGGCATCGTCTGTGCTCAACACCTCACGCCGACGCCTCCAGTCTGAGGCTTGCGCCTCGCCAGTTTTGAACGTCGAGTAGAACGGGACGCGCGACATCGGCTCTTCTGCGTGCATCATTGTGCACGCCATCCTGTTCAGGATGTCCTGACGTGGAACCTCCAGACTGAAATACAGGACTGTCTCACCTGCTCGGGCTGCAGCTGCCGCAATCTGCACAGCGATCGCGCTTTTGCCCATGCCTGGCCGGCCTGCCAGCACCGTGACACCTCCGACCTCCAGACCCCCACACCGACGATCGACCTGACTGAAACCTGTCTTCACGAACTCCTCCGCTGGGTCGTCGTCGAGGCAATCCTCAGTCAGCACCAGATCATTGCTGACCCCAGTATCAAACACTGAACTGATTGCGCCGTGCAACAGATCACAGGCCTCCTCTACCTGCATCGTTTTCAGGTCTGACAGCACCTGATCGACAGCCATCCTGATCCTGCGCTTCTGCGCACAGGTGATGATGATGTGCGCGAATGCTGTCACTTCGTCTGGGAAGTCAGCAACGCAATGTATCAGGCCAGCAGAACCAACGATGTGCCGCTTCAGGTCATCCGTCAGCGCGTCCTGCTTTTCCAGCCACGCGAGCAACAGGTCGACGTTCACCAGTTTGTTCTCTGCAATGCGCCGGCTGATCCAGCCATAAATGTGCTGGTTCCAGTCGTCGAAAAAATGCTCAGCCTCAAGCCCTTCGACAGCGTCAACGAACGCCGACGTTTTGTATAGCAGGCTCGCAATCACCGACGCCTCAGCTGCGTAGTCATGTGGATCCACTTCGTTATGCATAATGCTCTCCCTTGGCCGGCCTCAGCCAGCGATATCTGTATCTGTGGTTTGGAAAACGCGCAGCGCGTAGCTCTCTGGCCTCTGGCAGGTACGTCTGCACGTATCGTTCATACTCTGGGCTGGTCACAACGTTGCTGAACGAAGTGAACTCCAGACAGTCTGCTGTGCTGTCTCGTTGCTGTCGGGCTGCCTCGATCAACCTGCTGCTGCTGACAGGACCAGACAGACACAGCTGAGCCGATCGCTTGATGAACAGGCTCATCTCTGCTCGGTCAGCGTAGTTATAGACCTGACCATACGCGTTTGCCTGTCCGACAATGCCGAAATCAACGTCGATGCCGATCGTATCGTTGACGCGGTAGGCCGTCAGTGTCTCACATCGATAGCCCCAAACCAACCAGACCGGCAGTTGCGTGTGTTCCTGCCACGCAATCAGGCGAGCATATTTGTCGACCTTGACGATTACATCTGCGCATCTGTCGAACGAGACACCAGATTTCTGGTGCACTCCGCTTTTGTCTTTCAGCTCCAGATACGCAATCGGCTGTCCAGCGTAGTGAACCACAGCGTCGACTGGATAATAGCCATCCTCTACATTGCACAGCTCAACCAATGATCCGGCTGGCACATCGGGCAGCGTGGTTATGCAATCGCACAACCGGTCGACCATAGACTGCTCACCGCGCAACAATCTCTGGCTCGCCTGCTTGCTAGCGTTGGCGCTGGCCCGTGGATAGCGTTCGTAATACCATTCAGGAATGTCGTGCGTCTTCATCTCATACTCTCAAATCGCTCACGGATGCCACTCATGTCGGCTGGCTGGCTGGGCTGGCTTTCGATCAGGTTCTCGAACTGGAGGCCCCTGCCAGTCCCCGACAGGAACACCTGCAGGCCGCTGTGAAATGCTGCGTCCGTTTTCTGAGCATACACGCGTACCGCCGAGGTAATCTGCTCAGGTGTGTGTCGACCCAGCAGCTTGGTCAGCGTTTTCATAGTTCGCTGTCTGTTGGTTCTGCCTCTGCCCTGCTCGCTGAGCAGCGCGCGCAGCGCGTCATACAGTTCACTAGTCTGTTCTCTAGTCTGTTCTCTAGTCTGTTTGTGTATCTCGTGAGATACATGCTGGTTATCTCGTGGGATAACATCTGTTATTTCTGGAGATACATGTATGTCGGGAGATACATGTATGCCGTCACATACATCCTCGAACACCACCACGTACGTCCACTGGCCAGTTTTGCGTCGTTCCAGTTTGCGAATATAACCGCACGCCTCGAGACGCTTGAGCGCTGCGTTGATGTTAGGCCGAGCAATGCCCAGTGCGTCACTGAGCGTCACTTGCGATGGATAGACCTCTCGCGTGTCGGAATTGACGTACGAACCAATCGCACCCAACACCCGCAGGTCGGTCAACTTCAACCGCTTGTCCGAAAACGCGGACGCATTCATCATGCTAAATCGCTCAGACATCAGCCCGCTTCCTGTAAATCTCAGCGCCCGCTCGTGTCATCCGATAACCCATGCCGCGCACAGTCTCGATCACAACGCCATCGCGTGCCGTCTTAGCTCGCACGCGGCTGACCAACACCTTGATCATGGGCCATGCGTTCACAGCATCGCTGTCCAGAACGTTGAACAGCGCCTCATAGCTAAACACCATTTCAGGCCGGCGAGCTAGCGTTTCAGCAATGCGCTGCTCCTGTCTGGTCAAATTGTACGGATGATCTGGCCGATACGAACCGCGCACCTCCTGCAATTTGAAGCGCAAATCATCGATGATCGCCTCCTGCTTGCGCACAATGCGTATCAGCTGGTCATATGTTAGTCTGCGTCTCTCCACACGTCCCTCCTCTGTGGTGCCTAGCTAATCAGCCTCATTCTGAGCGCCACACCTGCCGCCACCAGTTTGATCGCCACATCATCGATCGACGTCACTGTCATGTGGACACCGCCCGCCTCAACCCACTGGCTCGCCCACTCTCTTTGTTTCACGCTTAGCCGGCCTTTGGGGCCCTTGACCTCAATCGCGATAGGCCTGCCATTGGTCAGCACGATCAGGTCCGCAACGCCTGCAACCACGCCCATTGCTTTGAAGCGCGCAGCCTCAGCCGTTCGCCGCGAACCGCCGTTCGGCACGTGAAAAACGACGCTGTTTTCTGGCAGAGCAGAGCGCAGAAACATGACTATCGATCGTTGGATCTGGTACTCGACCTGATTTCTACGCACGCGTCACCTGCTGCAGCGCCTGATAGATGCGGTCATGCACATCAATGTGCCGGCTCACCTGCCTGCCCTGATCCTGTGCGGACAGGCTCGAATAAATGGTTGATTGCGGAATGCCAGTGCGCTCACTAATCTCTCGAACACTGGTCTGGCCGGCGTCAATGGCCGTGCGCAAACGCGCTCGAATGCCAGTAAAATGGCGCTCAAGGCGCAGCCTGTCTATATAGTCGCTCATACGTACTCCTGTTGTAAAATTTACGACATCTCGCATAGACCGAATTCGAGTGCTCTGGCAACCCTCAACATGCCACAAAAACATTACGATCATACGTTGACACGATAATACGATCGCCTGTAGTGTGCTGTCGTCATTACAGGAGAGACACATGACATATGATATTGCTGAACGTGACCGCGAGGAAATTGCGTTCGAACGCGCTGAATTCGCATTCATCCATGAAAACAAGGCGGACCTTCTAGACATCGTCAACGGTCTGGCCAAACTGCCGTACCAGATACGCAAGCATCCAGACTTCTGTGACGAGGTCATCTGGAACGCGGTGCAGCTGCATCACGAATGGGATCGTGACGAGCATCATTGCGACTGGGCCTACGATTTTATTCGGTCACACCTGCGGGATCTGATCAATGCTAAATTCTGAGCAAGCCAAACTGTTGCGCCAGATCGCCAACGATCTCGAATGGGACACGGTCAAAATGGACAGCGAGACGCGCCAGCAATGGTTTCGCCGGTGCGACAACCTGCGACGTCTGGCCGATCGTCTCGATGAACATCCAAACGAACAATACATAGAGCACTGACATGTTTAACCTGACATCCAAACTGGCACAGACCGAGCGCCTGCTCGATCCCGTGCTCGTCACCATCCGCCGGCGCGAAGAGCGTCGGGTGCTGGATAACAACTGTGCACAGGCCTCGGCCGAACTGCACAATATGCGTCATCTGGTCGTGACGCTGGAGCGCGAACTGCAAAGCGCAGTCCAGCGCCACAACCTCGCGAAAACGCATCTGGAGCGTTGCAGAGCAGCACTACAGGAGCACGATCGCTTTACCGCCACTGTCATTAAAAAAGGAGAGAACAATGACAACGCTTACGCTTAATGAGATCGCGACGGTCGACACTGTCGCAGCAAAGAAGGCATTCGTCGCTGCGCTTTGCAGCGCGCGTGCAGCCTTTACATACGTCGATAAGTCGGGTCGCAACAGCCACCTGAAATCCGAGTATGCCAAACTGGAAGACATACAGGCAGCTATCGATGAGGCTCTTTATGGCAATGGACTGATCTATGACTGGACGGTCGCTCAGCTGGCAGACAATCAGCTGGAGGTCACGTGTCATCTGACGCATGTCGACGGATACACGCGCAGTTCGCGCTTTGTGGTGCCGTACGAGGAAGGTGGCCGAGGCGCTAACGCTATTCAGGCGCGCGCTGTCGCTTATACATATGGCCGGCGTTACACGCTCATGGGCGTCACCGGCGTGCGCGTTGGTGGAGAAGACACCGACGGCGAGCCAAAGAACGGACGCCGGCCTGCGCCTGCGCAAACCACGCCTGCGCGCAATCAACTGCCGTTGATCCGCAAGATGCTGGAACAGCTCGACAAAACTGAGGACCAGTTCCTGCGCTGGGCTGCTGGCCAGCCGTTTGGCGCATCGTCACTGGACGATATCGAGGCTGTGCATCACGCAGCAATCGTTCGCAAGCTTGAAGCTTGGGGGGCCACACAATGACAGAGAACCCGCAGGAAATCGATCGCGAGCAATGGCTGGCTGATCGGGTTGGCAAGGTGACCGCGTCCAAAGTGCACGCTGTGGTTCGTCGCAAACGCGATGGCAAACCGTACGCAGATTATGACACGTATCTCTGGGCCCTCGTCACTGAACGCCTGACCGGCCGACGTGTCGAGGTGCCGACCACGTGGGCAATGCAGCGTGGCGTCGAACTGGAGCCACTGGCTGCTGCTGAATATGAAATGCAGACAGACCAGCCGGTGACCTTCAGTGGTTTTGTCGATCACGTCATGCTGCCGCGCACGGGCTGCAGCCCAGACCGTCTCGTGGGATCTGATGGCGTGCTGGAAATCAAGTGTCCGCTCGACAAAAACTATCTGGAATTCTTCATGAGCGGATCCGTGCCCGAGGCGTATTACTGGCAGGCGCTGCTGCAGATGTCCTGCACAGGCAGACACTGGGTCGACATCATGTATTATCATCCTGACATGCCGGACGATATGCAGATGCGTATCGTGCGTCTTGAGCGCTCGAAATGTGAGGCTGATATCGCAATCATGCTGCGTCGCATTGAAGAATTTGATCGAGAGGTCTGCACGGCTGTCACTCGATGCCAACACGTAGGTCGCGAGCTAATTGGTGGACGCTGTGAACAACAGTAACATCATCATGCGACACTACGCTAAGGCCAAACTGCGTGACCTGCCGATGCCACACCTGTCCTTCGCTGACGTCAACGTCCATGACAGCGTCAACTATGTTCGCCTGATCACGCTGATACGCACAGTCGCGCCAATCTTTGAATTGACGCTGCTTCGCATTGGCCATACGCGAGAGGACGGGCCAGGCATTGTGCTGACGCAGGTCTATGAGCAGCCGTATGTTGCTGAAATGGGATACAGCGCATTCGTTTCGCCGACGGGCGGGCGCCTGCTACAATACGAACACAAGATTTTTAACAACCTCAGAGGTGCAAAATGAGCAGTATCAACAAAGTCATTCTGGTCGGAAACGTTGGCCGAGATCCAGAGGTCCGAGATTTCGGCGACGGTCAGAAGGTAGTTCGCCTGTCTCTGGCCACCAGTGAGCGCTGGAAGGACAAGAGCGGTCAGCGTCAAGAAAAGACCGAGTGGCACAATGTCTCGATTTACGGCGCGCTGGCAGACATTGCTGAGCGCTACGTGACCAAGGGCAGCCGGCTGTATCTGGAAGGCAAGTTGCAGACACGCAAGTACCAAGCCAAGGACGGCTCAGATCGCTATGCGACAGACATCGTCCTGCGTGGCTATGGCGCTGACATGGTCATGCTGAGCGGACAGGGCCGGTCTGACGTTACAGAGCCAGAGCTGGACGACGCGATACCGTTTTAAAAGCTTGGCGGTCACGTTTCCCTCCCCCCCACCGTGACCGCCTTGGGGGCGGGGTCCACACATGTCTCTCCTAGCAGTGGATCCCGCCATTCCAATCTACATGATACAACAGAACAGAACGCACAGGAGATCGACATGGCCAAACGAGGATTGTACGCAAACATTCACGCTAAACGGGCTCGCATCAAAGAAGGTTCCGGCGAGAAGATGCGCGCCGTTGGTTCGAAGGGCGCGCCTACCGCTAAGGCATTCAGGCAGAGCGCTCGGACAGCAAAGAAAAAATGAAACACGTCGTTGCGGTCATCCTGATACTGGGCCTTGTGGCGTGCATCTCGCCGGCAGCACAGGAGCGCCTGCGCAAGCCTGCGCCAGAGCCTGCGCCTCCAGCCAATCCTGTCGCTGTCGCTGAGGTCAACCTGTTCGCCGGCAGTATTGGGCTAGCGCGCGCAGCTGCGTTCGTGAAGGCGCTTGAGGCTTGCAACGCGCAGGATCGCAATGTGAGCGTGATCAGCGGATACGAGACACGCGACGACCGCACGCATCGATATGAATTGACCTACGAGTGCGTGATCGACACCACTCCGACCGAAAATCCTGTACAGTTAGACTGACCCGTTTACGAGCGGCTGTTGACTTCTCTTAAAATTACGGTTATACGTAATCCATGCAGTGGATGGTCTACTGCATAACAGGAGAGACAACATGGTATTTTATCAAACCTACGTTCGTGCCGGCGGCCAGATTGACTGGTTCACATCGCTGGCCAAGGCAAAAGCCTTCGGCGCCCAGCATGGTGGCGACTACAGCGTGTACCGGTGGGAGACGCATCAAGACCTGACTGCGCAGGAGCTGATACTAACGCTATTGCGCGAGGGTCACTGGAGTAAGGCTGCCGCACTCGTCCATGACACTCGTTACAAAAAAGCGGAGGCCTGCTGATGAGCTATACGTTTGCACACTTTGCTTCGGCGATCGCGCCTGACGGCACCCCAGTCAGCAAGAAAACCAACAAACAGCTCACGCATTGCGTTGTGGGCTGGAAGGCGGAACCCTTGTTTGGCGAGCCGCGCTGGCAGGCCTGTGCGTGGTCGACCAGTGAGGATCGAGCCAGAATACGCGCCAGCTCTGCTCGCAATCTTTTCGACGACATTGCTATCGTTTCAGTTGAACTATGGAAACTAAAATCATGACACCAGAATTGCACAAACAGAATGCCCTGTTGCGCTCCGGCGAGCAGGTCTATGCGAACCAGTATGGCTATTCAGACGTCCATCCTTTCGAGGTTGTCCGCGTCATCAGCGACAAAACCATCGAGGTTCGCGCCATGACAGCGACAAAGGATCCGAGCTGGCAGCCCAAGTTCCATGCGGGCGGGTTCTCCGCTCACTGCTCGAACCAGAGCGAGCAGCGCTGGTTCTACAGCTCTAACCCAGAGGCGCCGGTGAAACGCATTCGGCGAGGCAAAAGGGGCTGGGCCAAAGGCACCTTCATAATCGAAGCCCGTCCCTTCCGGTTTTACGACTACAACTTCTAATGGGGAGGGGGGGGGGCGCAGCTCCCCCCCCCAAAATTTTGCAGATGGGGGTGTTGACGTCATCTCAAATTACGAGTAGTCGTAAGGCATAGCCAGAGGAGAGACAGCTATGACGTATCAATTCATCGAAATACCATTCAGCTTCGAGGCCCACATCAAGGGCCAGCAGCGCGAGGATCGGGCACACGATTATCTCTATGACAAGTGGGGCCGTTCTGTCGTCGCCCTTAATGAGAGCGGCGAGCCTGACCCGCAGACCTGCGCCTATGGCAAGGTTCTGCTCAAGAAAAATAAGCGTGGCTGGGTTGCACTTCGGCGAGATAAGTGCAGCCGCTGTGGCGGACAGGGCGGATCGCAGGCGTGGTCGCACACCGGATGGAAATGCTACCGGTGTCATGGCGAGGGCACAGAGAGAAATTTGTCCCAGACCGCGCTCTACACCGCGGATGCGGCCGAAAAACTGTGTGCACGTCGAGCAGCTCGGGAGAAAGCGGAGCGCGCTGCTGCAGAGAAGCAAGAGCGCGCACGGGCAGAGCGTGAGGCAGCAGCCCGCGAGGCACGCATCGCTGAGCTTTCCAGCGACGAGCGCTACGTTGCGTTGTGCAACCTCAAAGGTGCTTTCGCCGGCGACATTCGCTCTAGGCTTGAGGCTGGTAAAAACTGGGACGACTTTAGTGACAAGCAGCGCGCTGTGGTCGACCATATGATTGCGACCGCGCAGGTTGAGGCCAATGTGGAGGTCAACAGCCAGCACATCGGTTCACCAAAAGAGCGGTTTGCATTCGAGGCGACAGTCGTGGCCAGCCGACAGATTGGTACGGAAGCATTCTACCCATACTCGGCGCGGTTCCTGAACCGTCTGGTCACCACCGATGGCAACGTGATCGTCTGGTTCTCGACCACGCACCTTGAGCGCTTTGTCGGCAAGCAGGTCACCGGCAAGGCAACTGTCAAGAAGCACGACACCTACCGCGACACCGCGCAGACCATCGTGACCCGCCTGAAGGTCGACAACGATGCGTAAAGCGCACCAGCGCATCATCCGTGAGGCGAAAGCCGCTGAGCCGAGCAATGATTTGTTCGGCCAGTGGTGGCCTACCAATCCAGACATCAAGGATTGCGAAGTGCGCGCTGTCTCGTATGACACAGCCAAGGCCATCATCGAAGAGTATGAGTGGCTCGGCAACATGCCGTCCATCACGCTACATGCGTTTGGCGCCTTTTATGATGGCGCCTGCGCCGGTGTCGTCTGCTACTCCCCAGAGTATTGTGAAAATCTCGGCCGCTGGGATCGGTTTGGCTATACCGGCAAGATCATTTTGCTGTCCCGCGGAGCCTGCGTGCACTGGGCCCATCCGCATACTGGCAGCCTGCTGATCCGGCGCAGCATGAGAATGCTGCCGGACAAATACAAGGTCGTCACTGGCATGTCCGACATCAGAGCCGGCGAGATAGGCACGATCTATCAGGCTTGCGGTTTCGATTATGTCGGAGCCATGCGTGAGCGCAGCGGACTGATCCCGAGACAGGACACAGTCATTGTGAACGGAGAGCAGTTGGCGCACCGCACGTGCAAGCGCCGGTTTGGAACTGCGTCGGTGACAAAAATCCGCGCAATGGGCCACGTCGTCGACACAACGCCCGACATTGACAAGGCACGGTACTTTGGGTTCCGTGGCACTAAGCGCGAAAAGCGGGAGCTACGCAACGCAATCTTAGAGTATATTCAACCGTATCCAAAAAGAGGAGTAACAAATGGATTATAAACAGGTGCTCGACGATCGCATCGCTGAGCTTGAAATCGAATACGCAAACAACGCATCCTTTCTGGACGCATATGAGCGCGTGCAGGAACTGTCCGAGCAGATACGTTACCAGAAGGAACAGATTGCGGAGATAGAGATCCGCATGGCCGAGCCTCCAACCGACTGGCAGCCTGAGCCACCAGAGCCACAAATGCCTTCGGAGGAACTTATCGAGGTTCTGTATAACTCTGGCGAGGAACCGGCCGATGACGCCTAAACAGGCCGGCTTTACGCGATGCCCAGAGCAGCCACATGAGTGGGTGCGCTGGGATCGCCATGCCGAATTCGTTTGTCAGACACGCGTGCACAGCGAGGCCGGTCACTGGTGGGCCACTATCGTTGTGCGTGAGCCGGTCGAGGGCATGTTTGCACGCATACGTGAGGTCAACACTTATGGCCCGTTCAACACGCGCACCCAGTCGCTGAACAACGCAGTGTCGAACATTCGGTCGACAATGGTGCCGGTGGTTAACTACCGCACAGGCGAGACCGTCATGGAAAGCATTGCCACGCCAGAGAAGGGCAGCGTCAGCAGCCCGTTATACTGGCATCAAGCTAGCGATCACCGCGCTATATCTGTCTGAGGTTAAATCCGATCGACCCATTGATCGACGCGTTGCTGTCGCTTGCGTTGAAGATGCTGATCGATCCGCTGACGGTCGAACTGAATGACGTCGTGATCCGCCACTTCAGCGTGTCATTGTTGCTGATGGTAAAGGTGTTAGCAGAGCCCGCAGTCGTTTGAATAAATGCGCCATTGTTGATGGATCGATACACGGTAACCAGTGTGGATCCAGACAGCGTGTAGTAGAGCGAGATTGATTGATTGATGTCACTGAGTGTCACGTTTCCGCTGTCGACGCTGGACCCGCCATCAATTAAATCGCTGATTGCGCTCCATGTACCTGTGACGGTTGGCGTATAGTCTGGCGGCTGGGGTGCGCCCAGTGCAGCCATAGCGCCTATCAGGATCGTTGCCATGCTTACTCCGCAAACGTTGTTCGACACTCGACCATCGCCATGCCGTTGGGATGGTCATCAGTCTCGGTGATGTCGACAGTAGCATAGATCGCCGGAACCATATTGCTGAAACTGGAAAACATGATCTGTGCCGTTCGACTGTTGGCTGGGGCACGCAACAGCTGTCCAGTGCAGCCAAACGTTTTTAGGTGATCAACGAACAGGCCAACCACAATCTCACCGGCGCCATACAGATCAGGATCTTCTATGCGCCTGAACAGCCCCAGCTCATTGATCCACACGCCGTCAACGATACGACCCAGAGATATGTTGAACACTCCGTGCTGATCGTGCGTCGCAGAAGACAACAGCCAAGGCAGACCGATCGCAGCAGCGGTGACAACTTCAGTTAGGATGCGCTCTCGCTCCCCTTCTGCGTCAGGATACATCAACTCTATCTGATCCAACGTGTCGGCCCACATCGCATCGATGTTGACGGTGTTGAGGTTCATGATGCGGTCAATGGTAATCATGCGCTAAACGTCACCGTCCTATCGTTACCGACATTGGTACTCCACTCGCTCCACACGCTAAACGCATCGGACGTATTGTTTCCAGACCACGTGTAGGTCGTGTAGTCATTGCCGCTATCATAAACCACATTGGCCGTGCTGGAGCTAAATGTTTTATTGTTGGCCACGAACAGCGCTGTGCTGAACGGCGCGGATGCAGACGTGTCAGTTTCGAACCTGATGTAGACATAATATGTCGTGGCGGATTTGATCGTGATGGCCAGCACAAAAATATCGTGCAGTGTTTCACCGCCTACGTTCGTGTTATCTATCGAGCCGGCGCTCAGATATATCCATCCATACGCGTTGCCGCTCTGTCCAATCGTTACCGTGCGATCTCCGTAGTCGCTTGCGGTTGTAAGCAAAGCAAATCCAAATGCCTTCAGCATGGTCATGTGACAGCAGACCCACCAACGACCGCGCTGGTCGCGCTGGTAAAATACAAGCACGCCATTCCAAAGGGTCCAATCGTGCGCGTTCCAGAGGACGTAGCAGCACCCGCCAGACGCAGTACAGTCAGGCTTGACGTCAGAGACTTCGATGTCGTGGTGTTGTTGACCAGTATGATCATGTCGCCAGCGCTGAAGACGCTGTTCGGGATCGCAATGTTGCCGGTGATCACAAGGCTTTTGTTGGCGTCGGCCGCGACCAGCGTGCCGCTAGTCCGTGTACTTTGGTCGACCGGACCAACAAACGCATTGGCTGTCACTGTGTCTGTCACTGTCAGCGCACCAGACATCGTGTCCCCAGTATCAACGACATAGCTGCCCAAATCGCTGATCTGACTTTCAGTTACCGACAGGCTGGTCTGCAGTGCTGATTTGGTGATCCTGCGCAGGCCGGCATCTGCGGATCTTTGTGTCAGCAGAAAATCGGTATCGGCAATAGCCATGTCACGTCACCGCTCCGCCGCCGACAACGCACTCTGTGGCGCTTCGGAAATAGATAAGGGCCAAGCCATAGCTCGCAACAGTGCGGTTGCCATCGGATGCTGTAGTGCCGTCGAGATGCATGAGCGAAATGCCTGCAGTGATCTGCAGATTGCTGGTCGTGGTATTGTAGACCAGTATGATGTCGCCTGCGCTGAACACGTTGTTTGGCACCGTGATCGTACCCGTTGCGTTGATCGTAGTGTTGGCGTCGGCCGCGACCAGCGTGCCACTAGTTTTGCTGTTGTGTTCTGCTGCACCTGAAAAGCTTGCAGCTGTGACCGTTCCTGTCGTCTCAATGTTGCGCGTGTCAGAGACAAGCACAGCGTCGTCCAGATCGATCGCGCCTGTCACTGTGACAAGAGCCAGCTTGTCGAACTGCGCCGGAAGCATGAGGCCTGCGTTGGTTGTCGTGGCAGCTGTCAGTGTCGCGTCCGTGCCCGTGCTACTGACGACCAGACCATTAGTCGGAGCCGCTGTGTAACTTAGGTTTGTAACTGAGGTTCCGCTCTGGCTGATGATCCAGTCCGCTGCACTGGCCGTCCCGCCAGCGATGTAGGTCTGATCATTGAGCGTATCGACATACACCTCGCCGATAAGCGAGGGCGTGGTCGATGGCGCGCCGGATCCTGATGTGGCGGTGAGGTATCCACCGGCATTTGCCAGACTGGTCTCCAGCGCGCCGAACGTGATCGACTTGAGCGAACTGTCTGCGTTCACTTGAACTATAAACAGATCGTTCGTCGTGATGGCCATTACGCGTCCTGCAGGGTTGATATGTTGAAGCCTAGCGACTGACCGCTCAGCGTCAGCAGGCTGTCTGCGTCACCTGTCGTTGAGATAGTCACGGCTGCATGGCTGGCTGTTTCCAGCGCATCCAGATCGACGGCCTGTGTCACGCTGATGTGACCGAGCTTCGTAAAGCCTGCGGGCAGCAGCAGGCCTGCAATAGAGGCAGTAGCAGCTGGCAAGGTGGCATCACTACCTGTGGAGGACGTGACCGTGCCTTGCGTCGCGCTTGATGTGTATCCGAGGTTCGTTGTCGTGCCGACATCCAGACCCTCCTGCTCCGCAATCTTGGTGTAGCTGGATCCGTCCCAGCGATAGATTGCCCAACCACTGGACACAGTAGAGTCACCAGATGCGTTGGTCACAAACACTCGGTCGCCGACCGACAGCGTGTTCGTCAGAGACGTGGCGTCGCGCGCAGTGATGTCCGCAGCTGTGTACTCCACCGTGCCGAGCTGGTCTTGCATATACGTGACCATGTCCGACAACGTCGTTTTCTTTAGGGTCACGCCCTGCTGCACAAGCATGTAATCGGTGCCGCCTAATGCCATGCTGTTCTCCTATACGCTGTCTAGTTCTGCGATGTCGACGCTGATAACAGCGCCAGTGATGTTGATGCCAGCTCCACCCAAGTAGGTTGTGCCGCCACCTCCACCGCCGCCTTGCGCCACTGTGATGATGCTGTCGATGTTTTCTGCTACTGTGCCAATGTTGTCAGCACCAACCAGATCACCAGCAACAACGCCAATAGTGTCAGCTCCCGACAGGTCCGCTGCTACCGTCTCGATGTCTGCAATGTTTGCTGCGACCAGCGCAACATCTGTCGTCAATGTGCTCGCATCGATGGTTGACCAAGATGGACTGGCAGCAGTGCCAGTAAGGTACGGTATCTTGTTCAGCGCAATGTCGACGGTGAGGCCATCTGTCGGCAGCTCGTCCAGTTCAAAGTTGACGATGCGCACACTGTTGTTGATCTGACGCTGGAGGTCTTGGACCTGTCGAACGATGTGATCATACGCGTCTTCGATCGACGACGCACTAAAACTGCCACCCGCTGTGAACGCAGTCTCCTGATCGAGCGGTGTAGATCGATACACGAACAGGCGCTGATTGGTTGTCAGCGCTGTTTGCGCAGGCGTCAGCAGCGTTACCGTTCCACTACTCGGTCCGCCGGCAATGCTGTAGTCGACGTTCTCAACTAGCAGCTCTGGAACCAGATCGGTGACAGTGTCATATCGCAGCACGACGATCTCAGCACTGTCCGCAAAGTAAATTGGGACAGTGCTTTTGATCAGGCTGAACGGACCTAGCGTCCCCTCTGCGGTGCCTGCAAACGAGATCTGTGACGTGACTGCGGTCGTGGTCATCTATCTATATTCTGGCGGTGTTGGCTTCTTCAGGTTCGCGCGACGCCGGTTTAGGCTGCCGTTCGCGTACAGTGATCCGACAACGGCTGCGATGATCAGGCCAATGTTGGGAATGCCAAACATGCCCATCAGGATCCACACACCCATGCCGACCAGAAAACCTAGTCCGGCGCTCTCGATTGCGTCCGCCGAGATCGACGTGACTTTGCTTAGCCAGTTAGCCATTAGGCTGCTCCTCTTCTAGCGATGGTTCCTGCACATTAACAGCCCAGATGGAACGCAGCTTGTCATGCCAGCGAACAAACGGATGTTTGCCATGACACAAGTCCAGCATTGCCTGTATGTCGCCGGCGCTGGCCGCTGGCAGAAACAGGTAGCTGCCCTGCGTGCAGGCGGTCGCCACATAACGATCGCCTGCTGCCTTTGGATATTCAGGCGGTATGTCTATGCACACTGCGGCAGTCGGAACTGGCAACGCCTGTTTGCAGAACCGATCTGCCTTCAGCCCAGTATCAATCAGCACGCCTGGCACAAACCACAGAGCCAGCCATGCTGCCACACACAACGCAATGACGCGCGCCATGAACACAGACCAGTCTGGGAGCCAGACAATGTGTGTGCCTATTTCTTCATGCGCTCGGAGGGCCAGACGCTCTCCGCGACGCATCAGTCTTCTTCACAGGCAGACTGATACTTAGTGTTGTACCGAATGATCCGCTCGACTGTTTCCGGTGTGTCGCACAGGTTCTGGTCATCATACTTGCGCGAGCCGTCGCCTTTCTCTGGCGTGCAATAGTGGTAGTCGATTGCTTCGATCTGGTTGCAGATCATGGGCGAGGTCTTGCCAACCTCAACGGTGGACACACAGCCTGTCGTTAGAAACGCAGCTGCGCCAAACATAACCATTCTCATAGTAGTGGTCCTCTGTTGTGCGGATCTGTTTCCGCAATGGCCTCCACCCCACCGGTTGCGAGTGCACGATCCAGCTCATCTTCTGCCTGCTGTACGCGATCAGTTACGCGCATCTCCTCATCAGCCAGACGATTTCTCCAAACCAGATCGCGTTCTTTTCTAATACGATGATCCCGCGCAGCCAACCACGCAGTCCATCCAATGAATGCCAGCAGCGCGCCACCAATGCCTTGCGCTACACGATTGCCAAGAAACCACTGCCACATATCGCTGCCTCTATATCATAACCTGTGTCGCACTATCGCGACCGCGCTGACGTATCGTTTCGCCGCGCCGCTCCATCACCCAGCCGGCCACCCACTGCACTGCTGCAATCACCACGACAATGCCGCCGACCAGCAGCGCCAAGCTTGTGGGGTTGCTGACCAGCTCCATGAACATGGTAGCGACCACGCCACCGATGCCACCGATCTTCGCCACGGACCCAGCCATTGCGCGCATCATAACGCCGATCGTGATCAGCATCTGCCCAACGAAACGCTCAGTTGCCTCCATAGGTTTGGCGCCATTGTTCGGATCGATCTGTGGCGGCAGCTCTGCCATAGGGACCGATCGTGGAAACTGCTCTTTAGGCAATGACTTCAATCGATCTGCACCACGCGCCTGCTGATCCAGCGGATAGTTCTTTGCGACGCGCAGCACCTCTTCCCACGTCGTCTTGCGGGTCACGCGATCCTTCCAGCGCCCAACCTTTTTGCCATCGGCGTTGACGTAGTCAGGATCCCACTCGCTTTCTACCTCCATGACAATGTTGTCTTCGTGGCAGGCGATGCTCCAGTCGTATCCCAAAAACAGACAGGCTTCTGCGTAGTGTCGCCGCAACAGCCCGCGTAATGCGCGCTTCCATTCCGACCCCAGTTCCAGCGGCTGACCGTCGGGGCCCTGCGCCCAGTTTATCGTGCCGTCTGCGTTTTCCGTGGAGCGCACCGTGCCATAGATCCATTCACCGAAATGCGCGGCTGCATCGGTCATGCGGTTGCTTAGCACGTAGCTGACAACGGTTGACGTCCTAAACGCTGTGATGCCAACGTTGTAAGCGAAGACAACCAGCGCATCGAACTCATGCTGTTTCAACTGTGTCGGCACATGCTGACGCACTGCCCGCTCATAGACCTGCAGTGTTCGCCGGTTCAGCGTCGCTGCCTGCTGCCGTGTCAGACGGTCACCCTGTTTGACCGGAGAGCCATCAGGATACTCCGTGACGCCGTCGCCGATCGTCCATGTACCTACCGCATCCTGATACGCCACGAGGTGC